ACAAGGAGTTGTTTATATAAATCGGTTTGGCGACTACGGAGCTTGCTCCACATAGCACCACGACATCGGGGCGCGGGTAACTCCAAACTCCCCCAACTCTCTCGGCTTGTCAAACAGCGTCGGCTCGGTGATGTGCCAGCCGTAAAGCGTTTTTAAGCCTCCGTATTTATCGAGCTGTTCCTTTGTAAGACACATTTCTCGATACACTTCTTGCGACAACAAATGTCCCTTTAACCCAAATGGAATACACAAACGCACCCTATCGCATACGAACGAGCCGATGACCTTGCCGTTCCCCTCTTCCACACCGCCATTAGGCGTGAAAACTATAGATTGAAAGTTTTCTTGCCAATTTTTAACCTTAAATTTTATCTTCGTCTGATACACATACACCTTGAACGGTGTTTCCAGCTTCGGCGCGGTCTTGCGAACCTCAATAGTCTTCTCTCCGCTTGCAATCAGCTCGCACCACTTCGGCTGAACGGAAAGTATAACTGATTTCATTTCTTTTCCCCTCCCAGTTCTGCAAGGCGCTTTTCGGCGGCGTCTTTTGCGGCTTCGAGACGTTTAATCTCACTTAACATTTCCCACATTTCGTCTGCAACACCGTCTATAAATTCTGAAAGACATTCTTCAATTTTTTTCTTTATCTCGGGTTTTCCATTCTTTAATACATTTTCATCAATATCATTCATATTTTGTTTCCTCGTTAAATTTTGTATCTTCAACTCGGCATTTTCGGCTTGTAGGCGAGAAAAAATCTCGCCATTGCTATCTTTTTTACCGTATTGCTTTAATTCTTCTTTATTAAGCCATTTATGCCAAAAACCGCATTTTGCACAATATAAACCGTGCGCTATGCCCGTGCCGTTCGGTTTATCTTTAATTTCGTACTCTGTACTTCCGCACTTTTTGCAAACAAAGTCAGTTATGCTTTTCTTAACATAATCGATAGGATAACACGGATGTTCTTTATCCCATTCAGATGAACATTTTTCGCAAAGCCAATTTTCGTGTTTACCTTTTTCGTCATAACCGCTTATACAGCTTGCCTTTTGAATATTTATAATTTCTTTACCGCATTTACTGCATTTCATTTTTTTTCAAACCCTCCAAAATCCAATTATTTAATTTTTTGTATAACTTATAATCTGTTGTAATTTGCTCTTTTAAACAATCAAAAACTAAATCATTTGAGATGTTCTTATCGTTGCGTATATCTATTAAACTGGCCGTCATCATAGGATTAAACTTTCCATTTATAGTTTGGCTATTCCAATAAAAAGATAAATGAATATACGGAGTATTTTTGTTAATAGGAATATTTATACTTACAGGCAAGTGCTTATTTTCAAAACCAGTAAAAGCATTATAAAATGTTTGTTTATCAAGAATTTTATCCATTTTTTTCCTCCTGCAATTCCTTTTCGGCTTGTTTTTTATATTCCTCACAAATTTTTTACTTTTTTATAAAAATATTAGCACGCGTGCGATTTTTTTGTTGACAAAACACACGCGTGCGGTTTTATCGTTATAAATCCTTGAACATATCTAACTGTACAAATGTATTACGTTTTTTTCTACGTTTCGGAATATACCCATCGGCAAATCTTTCCGCAAGGCTTTCGAGCGTTACGCCGTTCGGCTTAAACGTGTTATGGCTGTCTGGCTCCATATCGCACAGACGTTGCCATAAGTCGGGGTAGGCTTTCCACAAACTGTAAAGATCTGCAAGGCATTGTTTCGGACAAAACCAACAGCCGCCGCGATAAATACCGTCTACGCTGTATATCGGAGACAACAAGTCGTACCGCTTGCATATCTCGAACGCGTCTTGCTCTGTCAATTTTTGCTCGACAAGCAAAGAACGGTACTTGCGCTTCTCGGTCTGTTTCTTCTCCATACGCTCCCAGCGGACAGGTTCATCATAGGCTATACCGACAAATTGCGTGATTTCGTCATTACCGAACTGTGCTTGATATTTGCTTATCGCACCCAGCTTCAATCTACTGTTACACCACGCGCTAACAACAAACGGAAAACCGTATCTGTCGCCAACGTGATTGCCTTTCTGTTTCACTTTGTAAAACTGCTCGTAAAAGCTCACGCCGCTATACGCATGGTCTACCGTCACGCCGAATAACTTTTTGAGCCGTTTTTCCGCCGTCGGTATCCACTTTGCCATAAGCGGGTGCTCGCCGCTTATCTCGTTATTAAACCGAATATCGCAATACATAACGCGGTCAATTGGTATTCCCTGCTCAATCGCAAGCAAAAGCGTTGCCATACTATCCTTGCCGAACGAAAGATTAAAAACGTTCATTTATTTGAAGTCCTCTATCGAATAATTTTTGCGCGGCAAAAAGGTTTTTGCGTAGTCTGTCAAGTGTATTTTCGTGTAAAACATACCGCTACCGCCGCGTACTTTTTCAGGCAACTTCTTGCCGACTTCTAAAAAGAATTTACGACTTGACATTGTGAACTCGTTGTTGCTATTCGCCCAAGCTGAATATATCCCAAACAAATCTGTCGCCGCTATCCTCTCACCGTTCACATAGTCAATCACAATACAAGCCTCGCAGAACGCCGCCAACAAGTCCATTTCTGCCTTGTATTCCTGTGTAGCAACAAGGAGTTGTTTATATAAATCGGTTTGGCGACTACGG